GTTGCGCCGGACAGGCTCAATGACTGCATCCTCAAGAAACTCGGCTGTAAGCGCCCCATCTGGGTGGCGGCGCACCCAAGCCACCACCTCCCCCACCACAGGAACGGACTGCGCCTCATCCACAGCCGCCTGAATCAGATCAGCCAGACTTACCTCGCCGTTCGGCATCCATTGCGCTGCGTATTTCTCTGCGATTGTCATGTGAACTTTACCTCCTTTGTTTCGCCCCAAGATGGCCCCATTGAAATCTCTGCTACTACTTCTGTGTTCAACCGCTTGGCTGGACAGCCGAAGAAGTCAAACATCAAAGGCCACGCCGCCTCCATAGTAGCCTTCAAGAACCCTGCAAACTCTTCAGCGTACTCGTCCTTTACCCACACCATGATCGAGTCATGCACAGTATTACAGAGCTTTGCTTTGGGCTGTCCATCCACTTGTAAATCCATCCAACCACCAGCAGCCATTGCCTTAGCGACGAGAGAGCAAGCAAAGGGAACGAAGTCAGCAGTAGCCAGACCTTGTACCAGATAGTTCTTCAACTCAGTGGGGCTGAAGTTACTGTCTTTCTTGTGCCCGTACTTGCTTGCATAACTAAGCACTGTGTAGCGACGACCACTAATGTCACACTTCAACGTCATGCGTCGTTGTGATGCCCCGTTCTCAAGAGCGACACCAGTAGGGACACCAAGGGAAGCATCCTTGGCTATCGCTTCCATCTTCTTGTGATACGCAAAGACACCGGGGTAGCGTTTGAAGAAAGAATCAATCACGTTCTGTACGATGGCAACATCGGCACCGGACTGTGCTGCCAATGTCTTAGCACCACCACCGTACACAAGGCCAAAGTCAACAGACTTGACCAAGCGTCGTGTTTCCTTAGTCATGTCAGACGTAGATGTCCAACCAAATACCTGCTTACCCACCTCATAGTGAATGTCAACACCGCCCTCAAGATCACGCATGAGTTGCTTATCCCCGCTCTTAAGAGCGAGAGCAATCATCTCAAGCTGCTTGTAGTCCCCTTCAATACAGGTCCAACCATCCTCACGGAACAAACCCTTGACAGGGCTATCACTTGGCATGTTCTGGGCATTGGGCTTAGACGAGCTAAGACGCCCTGTGTGCGTCGCTGTTGTGTTCAGGCTAGGGTGTATACGCCCATCCTTGGAGTTCTCTGCCATCGCCAGCAGAGGGCCAATGTAGGTGCCTGCTACCTTCGACAGCTTGCGGTACTCAAGCAACAGTTCAATACAACGTAGTGCAGACTGCGGTATGATGGGGATACCCGCCTTCTTAGCTTCGTCAAGAATACGTTGGAGACTTGATTCATCTGTGCTTCTAGTGTCCGTAGCATGAAGGCGTAGCATTAAGTACCCACTGACAGTGGTCTCACAAGCCTCATTCTTAAACTTAGGCTTACCGTTCTTATACGTACCAACAAGAGTCTTTGCTGTGTACTTAAGTGCCCCACCATACAGCAGGGTGTGTAGTTTCTTTGGTGAAGATAGGGCACCTAGTGCACACTCCTCAAAGGCGTCACTGACAGGACCAGCAAGTCCACCACTCCACCAACCACGTACCGCAAAATCCCACTCCTTCTGTATAAACTCTATCTGTTCCTCTAGCTTGCCTAGCTCCTGCATGGCAAGGAAGTTGTCGAAGGGCATACCATTGTGCATCATAATAGTAGTGACGTTACGACGCAAGGCAGCGAGATGTATCTGTTGTGGCGTACATGTACCGGGAAGAAGCTCGGCCTGACGACGCACTACCTGCATTGTAGTGTCCAAGTCCTGCTTCAAGTACTCAGTAAGCTCCTTAATAGGTACGTCCGACACGTTCTTACCCGCATCAAGGTAGGTCTTGAGTGTGTCCTTCTTCTTTGTAACGCCGTAGTTCTCGGCCAGAGTGTCAAGAGAACCAAACGTTTCTTGGTGACCAGACAGGATGTACTCCATGTCCTGTGTATCGTGCTGTATAACTTTACCAGATGCCATCTCTTTCAGGAAGTTCGCCGCAGAAGCGGGCGTTGCCTCCATCAAACTGTGAGCGGTGTCAAAGGACACGTTATGACCAACGAGTACAACAGGGATAGACCCTGTGGGGCCGTGTGTATAGGCTGTTACGCGTCGCCCCACTACTACCATACTGTCACCGAAGCCTCGCGTCCCACCAAGCACTACATGTGTGCCTTTGACGTAGGCAGAGGGGCTTCCAACCTCTAAGTTTATCTCTGTCTCAAGGTCAATCAGACCACACAATCCTTCGTCGGTATTGTGGTGCCACATGAGTAGCTGCTTTTTCAGCTTTGGGTCTGGCTTCATCATACCTCCACAACAGGGGTCGTTGCCGTGCTCTTAGGAACGGTGAACCTACCTGTCTCTGTGTCAAAGTGGGCCACAGCGTAGCCGTGGGAACGCTTCGGGTCTCGTGTTGGGCCACCGGCCAGCTTGTTTTTGGATAGGTGGAAGAATCTATAGTCTGCTTCCGCAGGATTAAACGTAGCTCCGATACCAATGATGAGGTCAGCTTCCGATGGAGCACCAGTCTTGCTGGCATATACTTGGTTCTTTCGGATGAAGCGTTCACCTTCTGCCTGTGCATCAGCCTGCCATACAGCAAAGACAATACAGCCATAACGCTTGCCTAAGCCTCGTGCCCACATTGCCAGAGCCTTGAGCCTTGCCGTCTCATCCATACGCTCAAACCCACGCACCTTCTCCAGCATGTTGAACACAACAACCTTCGGCTTGGTAGAACTAAGCACACGGTCTACGTCATGTGTACTGATACCCTCATCATCATAGACAAGGATACGGTCCTCACCACCAAGGGCTTTTACATAGTCTGCATCAGGATTAGCCAGAGCACTAATAGCATGAGAAGACTTACCGAGCGCACAAGTGTATGATCTGAGGAGAAGCTTCTCACCTGCTTCTTCGTTATTGAACACCACAATCTTGTCACCTGCACCCATCTGTTGGGCAAAGTTCGTAAGCTCACTAAAGATGAATGAAGTCTTGCCTGTCTCGGGCCTTGCGACCACGATAACAAAGTCGCCGGGACGGATAGGTCCAGCCATCTTGTTGAGTTCATCAAACCGCCAGTTGTACCCACCACTTGTGACGTGGGCTGCAAGAATATCTTTGATGTTCTTAGTAACGAACTTCTCGTCTCCTGTGGAGGCAACGTCATCATACACAAGGTTAATACTATCCCGCATATCATGTAGAGCATCGGGGTCTCCCTCTCTTGCCATCTTTTCCATGATTGGAATCTGCTGTTCGGCCCAGTTCATGCACTGGAACCGCATCATAATCTCATCAGCAGCGTCATCCGGTGTGTATGCAGCCAGCTTGTCAGTGACGAGCTTGAAGAACTTGCGCTCACCCTCTGTCCATGTGCCCCCAACCGTGACGAGCCATGTGTAGAAGTCCTTGAAATCGTCAACGTCCTTGCCATATCGCTTGTGGTATGTACCTATCGCATCAATAAGAGTGTTGCATTCTTTCGATACGAAGTCAGACTTGACGTACTTACGGTACTTACTGTAGTTCTCAACGTTCTTGAGAACGTGGAGAAGATCAACTTCTATTGACACGAATGTACTCCTGAAGATTGAATAAGAATCCGGGGAAAGCTGTGCCTAACAAGCAACACCCCATATGCTAAGCACAGGCCAAGCCTGTTCCGGTGTGTCTGTGTTGTGGTCGTACAGCATAACAGCGCGTTCAGGCGCTCTTCGTAACGAACCGGGCAGGTCGTCATCACCCATATTGCCGCTTATCAGGCAATCACTAATGTACAAGAGTAGATTCTCAGGGCTAGTGTGGTAGTAGATGTACCCCTTCTTCGTGACAAGAATGTGCCAAGTAGTCTCTACAGCAGAGTACACTTTGCCTGTAGTACAGGTCAGCAAGTAAGCTATATCCTCTACTGGTATGGGTAGAACCATCATGGCGTCACCTTGGCTAGTGCTTCGTGGATAGCGTACAGCCTGTTAATCTTTGGTGTGGGTACGTATAGGCACATAACCCTGCCTTGTTGTGCTGCCTCCACAAGAAGTTTACGGTACATATCGTTCTCAAGAACAGTGCAGGATGGCTGTGCTTGTACAAAGTCCCAACGTGTCTTGCATTGGGCCGTGGTGTGGAAGCACAAGTCACTCGCCGTTACTACAACCCACTCATACCCCCAAGCAGGGTCGTGGACCTTAACAACAATCGTCTTAGACCGGAACCAATGATCCTGTGGGTCTCGCAGTATGGGCACTTCCCATATCCCAACAACATTCTTAGCTCGAAAGAACATTGAGAATCTCCTCATCGCTGTAGTGCTTGGGGTCAGCGTGGTCTGTAACAAACACAACACGCGGAAAGAACAGGCCAAGATGCCTCTCGATAGACCTTGCCTTTCTGTTCACATCGGTGTTGTCATTATCAAGCCACACGTAACAGGTGGTGTACCCTGACGCAGCGAGGCTCAACATTATATTCTCTGGGGCAGTACTTGTCAAGCACGCAATGGCCCGACAGTGCCTGCCCACCTTGATAGCAGAGAGTACGTCCTCCACTACGACGACAGCGTTCCCAAGAACAGCAGCGCCATTCCCGGTGCTAGTAGCACTCCCGATAGCAGGAGCAACTTGTTGACTATCAAAGTACTTTCTCTCTGTGACTGCTGCATCTTCAGAAGTAGCGGTCGCACTGATGCCTCCGGCTTGGTCCGCAAAGCGTGAAAGATACTTTGGTCCTGACGTTGCACAGATGTTACGAAACTGGATTCCGTTGAGCTTACCACTAGCATAACAAGGCAACCCAAGACGACCAGCGTAGAACCCATCACTAACAAAACCAAAGCCATACTTGCGTGCCTCCTCGTCTGTGATACCAAAGCCTTGATACCATGCTCTTACTTCTTGTGGCCACTCCGCAGGCTCGAACGAGCTTTTGCTAGGGAACTTGCAAGACCCGACCCACCGCTTCCGTTGATCTTCTTTACTTCCGCCATGATCTTTTGCATCTTCCACGGTACGTAGAGAGCCAAGTAACTCACGACGACCTCCACCCAAGGCCAGCCCACCAGACTTGGCGCTGCCACGCAGAGTACAATGATGACAATAGGCAACCACTGTTCCATTTTGACACCTCGTTATGTATAAACGCTTCTTCCTATCCTCTCCGGCAGGGCAGTTAGCGTGGTTAATGTGGACTGTACCCACGTTCTTAGGAGCGAAAGGTACATACTCATCGGAACGTAGGTACGTTGCCATGCTCTACTCCCAAGGAAGGTCGGCCAGTGTGTCCTCACCCGCCTCCAATAACTCACTGTTGGTAGGCAGCTCGGTCTGTTCAACGATAGTACCACGGCACCGCCTGCACATATCCTCGAACCGCCCGTGCTCTGGTAGCCACGGGCTTTCCGAGACAGACAGCGGCGCATCACAAGCGATACACCGCATAGCCTTAGCTCCCTTTCATCTTGTTGATGATGGCCATCACAGCGTCAAGCGCACTCTCAGCCTCCTTTGGTGTTGGGTTCTCAGGGAAGGGGTCACTCTTAGCAGCTTCGATGTTCGCCCTCGTTTTCTCAATCCCGTCAATAACACCCTCGGAGAAGGCGATGATAGCCTCCAGCGTGTCGGCATCCTTGGACGCCTTGGCTGCCTCAAGAGTCTTGCTCATCAGCATCTTGAGCGTATTGGCTTGGCCCTCTGACATAGCCCGGAAACCCTTGGCACCATCACCAGTAATACCAAGAGACTCAAGCTCACCGGGCGTATCTGCCACAGTCCAGCTCATACCAAGAATCATGCCGAGGTTACCCAGAAGGGCGTTGGATTTGTTAGTCATGTTGTTACTCCTTTCCAGTGTTCTTGAGAACGCCACGAAGTGGCGACAGCTTTGCAACAGCACGACCAATGGCAATGTTACGCCCTGTCTTGCGGGAGGGGTTGTCCTTACGGCCACACCACGCAATACCAGTGGCTTCAACACCGTTGTACATATCCTTCACGGTAGCCACAGTCTTCCACACCTTGCCATCACGGGCCTTACGGGAGGCACTGATAGGGGTGAGGTGAACCAGACGTACCACCTGAAACTCACGGCCATCACGGTAGAAGGTCATGTGGTTGTGTTGTTTGTTCATTAGTGCGTCACCTCTGGTTTGTTGGCATACTCATTCAACTCTCCGAGAAAGTCAATGAGACTACTCACCGTCTCCGTGTCACCTGTAGACCCGGCAACATTCAACCCGCACTGGACAGTGCAGGCAGCATCACGCATAGTACGAACAAGGAACGCCACAGTACGAGTACCTGTGCTCTCATCATTGTCCCGTGTGATCTCAGAGAGTGTATCACTGTCAGTGTTGACGTACCCCGCAGTCACCAGCATAGCAAAGGCACCTGACCCGTCACCCGATACGGTAGGGACACAAGCATTGATTGTGAAGGGCACCCCTTGGGCACGCAGTTCAACCAAGCGGTCGAGGATGTCCGGTTTGCTTGCAGTCAAAGCCTCTGCCTCATCCATAGTCAGACACTTGGCAAGCAGTTTATCTCCAGCAGTACTCATATGTAAATCTCCTACGTTGTTGTGGTGGTATGTTCTTGAGAACGTGCACCCCTTACAGGGGCACACCGAACACACGCATAAACAGGTCATTCACCTGTGTCTTGTCGGCATCCATGAACTTATCATAGATGGTGTAACGGAAAGCCTCGGGGATAGAGCCGGTGTCCACCGCCTCCTCTGCCCATTCCAGCAGGCCACGAGGGCTGATGGTGAGGCCAACCTTCTTGTTGTCGTACAGGTTACGAATCTGTGTTGCAAGCGTAACCATCTTGGTAGCTGTCTCCTTACGCAGCTTCTTGTAGTAGCCCTTAATCATCTCGATCTCCTTGGCCGGGTCCATGTAGCCCATCGCAATGACGAACTGCATACGGTCAATGAACGCTTCGTTCTGCACCTGTGTGCCACCGTACTTACCTGTGGTGTCACCCTGCAACTGTGTGTTATCAGTACACAGCACGAAGAAGCCGCTCTTAGGAACGATCAGACGTTCACCAGCCTGCTCCGGCTTGTTCTCAAGGAGAATCTTGCCGTTCTTCTCAAGCATCCATTGCATGTTGAGGTTGATACCGGGAGGTGCAGCAGACACTTCGTCCACACACAACACACCACCGATCTCAGCAGCCATCTCAGCCATGCCCTTAGTCCAGTCAAGGCTACCCTCGATGACGTTGGGAGCACCAAACACACGGCTACCCTCCGCATCTTCGGACAGATTGACACGGAAGAAAGGGATGCACAGGTAGGCACACACCTGCTCACCAAGCTGCGACTTACCACAGCCCTTGGGGCCGTGGATAAGACCACTACGCTTACCACGAATCATGGCAGAGACAACCATCTCAGTCTCTTTCTGTGACCAGATGTGCTGCTCATTCTTGCTCGGGATGTAGGCATGTGCCCAGCTTGGCCAGTCAGCAGTGGTATGGACTGGCACAGCAAAGTCACCACGCACAGGAGGAACGAAGCCAAACACAGCAGAGAACAACTGTTCCCCGTTCTTGAGAACGATAGCAGATTTGGTAGGGCCATCCTCAACAGGGGACTCAGCCATTGTGGCAGCAGCATCCTTCAATACCTGACGGCGGGTCGCTGCGATAGTGTTCAACAGTTCCTCAGCAGACACAGTAGTAGTAGTACTCATGGGGTAGTTCTCCTATCAAGAAAGTTGATTGTCAAGCACAGAGAGCAGGGTTGCGCTCAGCTTGGAGTAGTCATTGACGACAGTGCATTGCTTGTAGAACTGGCGCACCGCCTCAGAGTTGATGCCAATACCGTACACCTCAACACCACTCTCCGTGGCATGGCGTACCGCTGCCTTCAGAGAGCCAGCACCATCCCGTAGGAACGATGACGGCATACCATCCGACAGGACGATCAACACCTTGCGCTTGTTCTTCCTCATCTTCAAGCGCTCCGATGCTACCTGCACAGCCACGCTGTCCGGGTTGGCATTCAGGTGGTACTCCATCTTACCAAAACCAGCGACACAATTCAAGGGCGACCAGCCCGAGCTGAACGTCTTGAACACAGGGATAACAGCGTTGTAGCTTGAGTCAGTGAACCCAAGCACCTCGAAGGGTACGTGCACTACATCAAGGGCGTTGCCCATGATAACGGCGCTGGCACTGGCAGCGTAGTACTTCTCACCAGACATGGAACCAGAGCAGTCAACCAGCAGGGTTACCGCTGTGTCAAGGCAGTCAGACACCTTCTTCTTCTTGAACACACTGGCATTCCAGCTACCACTACCCATCGTAGGCAAGGCAACACGGTGTATGTGAGACTGGCTAACCTTGCCACGCTTTTGCAGATGCTCATACCGTGAGGCACTACGCACTTGCAGCAGACGGGAAAGCTCATGCCCAAGCCGATCATTGTCATCGACGTACCGTTGGATACGTTGCTCGGCATGGGTGTTGGCATTGGGTATGGCTGTGTAGTCCCAGATGATAACATCAGTTGGCTCAACACCAGACTCTGCTACCTCAGGCTGTCTGCCGGGGTCATCAAGCTCGTTCTTGAGAACGCCACCGATGTTCTCATATGAGGGGCTGCCGTCCTTACCAAAGCCTGCGTTATCACCACGCTCAGAGCCATCACCGCCATCCTTAGGCTGGCCTTCATCGCCCTCGGCATCACCGTCTCCACCACCACCACCAGAAGGTTGTTCCTCAGGTGGTGGCTCAACATCATTGTCCTTGAAGAACTTAAGCAGGCGCTCTGCCAAGTCAACGGCCTCTTGCTTTGTCCTCATCTTGAGAGCGTCAGCTAAGATACCCTCGTCTTGCAGCTTGGTCCACAGCTCACGCACATCCTCACGCTCTGCCATCAACTGTGCCATAGCAAGGGCACTGGACGTATCCAAGCTCAGGCTACGGTTCATGGCCAGCAGGTTAGTGATTGCCTCTGCGGGATGCGCTGTCTGTAGCATGGGTACTGCATCAGATGCCTCAGTGGCAAAGAGCAGCTTGTCTCCAGCGTACTTGTCAGTGAGTACGTTACGCAGCCGGCCACTATCCAACACACGAGCGATGCTCTTGACCTCGGCGTTCTTGAGAACGTCGATAGTCTTGTCGCCACGCTCGATGATGGACTCAGCACCAAGGTATATCTGGCGGCGCAACTGTGCCTTAGTCTCAGGACTTGCATCTTGTTTGATACGGGCAACGTTCAACGTATTGCCATCAACGTGAACGAGGGAGCCTTTGCTCCAGTCGAAAGGTTTAACACGCCCTGCCTTGCCAAGTGCAGCCTGACCCAAGTCAAGCAACTGGCTGGTAGTAGAGCGAAAGAAGGTAGTAAGGTCCAGCTTATCTGGTGTACTCACTTAGGTATTACTCCCATTGCCCGAGCCTCACCGCATGAGCGGTACTGGAACGTGTAGCCTGTGTTAGTGGACAGCACAGAGCCATGCACATAGGCGTCAGCCGGTACTGTATCACAGTACGCAGCCAACACCATGTCGTGCTTGAACTCAGGCACATCAAAGTAAGTGCCCTCGCCGTTCCTAAGAGCGGCAAGGGACGGGGTATCAGGACTGCACTGGATGAATGTACCCAGTGCCAGCCCTAACAGGACACCTAGTGTCAGGATACCTGTCTTGCTCATGGCTCACCTCTCAGGCAGCAGCCGCTGTACGGCTGACCACAACCAACTGGGGGAAGCTCTCAGACACAGCGTTGATAAGCACGTCAAGCTCAGCCTGCGTACACTCATCACTTGCCTTGGCCATGCGACCAAGTGCATCCAGTGCCTTCTCCAGTGGGGTCTTTGGGTTCTTGGCTTCAGCAATTGCCTTGTCCAGCTCAGACTTGCCACGAGGCAAGCCAGCAGCATCAAGCACAGGGATTCCGAGCTTCTCGCAGGCAAGCAGGACACACTTGTTGGTACGGAAGTGCGTCGGCATAGCCTTCTCACCGGACAGCTTCTTGAAGTCTGCCGCATAGGTGTCAAAGTACTGGCTAACATCTTCAGCCTGTAAGGTCATCAGCAGGTGCATCTTGAACTGATCCACGCCCTTCTCCTTCAAAGCAGCGCCAGCGTCGTGAAGCATGAGGTCTGTCTTGAGCACGTCCTCACGGTTAGGCAGGACAACCAGAGCAGACAGGGCAACACCGAGGTTATTGTACGACATAATAGCAGTCTCCGGGACTGTGGTTGATTAGTGAAGCACGTTCCTAAGAACATGCTTGGTTAATCAAGCTCAGTGTGCAGGTGTAGTTTCTCCATAGTTGGCCCATTGTGACCACGACAACCACACGTTATCCTCACACGAAAAAACCACGTCGTGCCCTTTAATGGTGCGAAGGGCAGCAACGTGGTCGTCACACTCAGCCTCTACGTCAGGCGGAAGGGCTTGGCTATTCAGAGCCAGCAGTAGCATTACTAGAGATATTTGCACGTCTGTCACTCCAGATATACAGGATTGTCATAACGACAGCGCAGACAGTGGTGGCTGTCGCGCTTGCACCCTCAACAGCACAAACAAGTGCGGCTATGAAGTACGTGTCGGGTTTCATTACTCGTCATCCCAAACCGAGCCAATAGCCTTGGCACGCGCCTTGGCAGCACGCTTCACCTTGCGGATTTCAACACTACGCGCATTGGCATTCTGGCGCATGGTGTGACGTGACAGTTCAAGACTCATCATTGTACCGATAGTGCTTTGTTTCTTAGCCATGATGGCGCTCTCTTCGTGGGTTTACAAGGTGAAGCACACTCAAGAACAAACGTTCTTAGGAATGCGCTTCCCTTGTACCTATCATTGCGGATTGCCAGTCCTGATAGGCACAAAGGCCGGGGATTTATCTGGCGCACCTGCTAGAGCATACCCGGCTATGACCCCGGACACTCTAGTAGAATGTTGTTCCCTAGCTTACACCTTACGTTCCTACAGAATTACCCTTTCGGGAACCAAGCAAAAACAGCTTGCTTGGGACTGTAGACAAAGTATGCAGGCAAAGAACCGCCTTTCTACCCCTACCCCCTTTGGTTACGCGGCGGGCTCCCAGCGACCTGTTATGGTTCAGGCTTCAGGCAGACTACTACCATCTTAAAACATCCTACACTGTTACAATCGAGACCGGGCATCCTGCCCGACCACACCACAACTTTACTTGAAGGCCAACTCGTTGTCAACCCCTTGCCTAAGGGGGACCGGGCTTCCACCGTCTCCGCCGTTGTTCTGGCTTCCATTGAGGTTCCCATTCTGCCGGAACCTTTAGCGCTTGTCAACCCCGTGTTAGGTTGTTGACTCTATGTTGCTCAAGACCGTTTGCCCACGACTAGATGGATACGCTTCTCTTTAGGGTAGTTAAACCATTTATACGATGGTTTAAAGTGTACATCCCACTGCCTAACTACCCTTGCAACGAGGTGGCCATTAAACCCCAATAACCAACCCTTGTCAAGTACCTAACACTACAGGTCTAAAGAGCTTGCTGCCTCCCCAATTCGTCACTGGAGAAGCGCCATTAAACCCTATCTAAAACAGGAATACTACTGGACAGAAGGACAGTACCTTTACCTTATACTATAAGGAAAGAAGAGCCGGACAAAACACTATAGATAACAGTACCCAATAAAATCAATAACTTAGGTACTACTTACCATTGGCGGCACTGACAGAGCCAATACTGTATGTAAGTACTCACTAACATTGTCTGGGAATGTATACTGATCGGGAATGTAGTGTAATGTTATAACGTTGTATGTGTAATGTTATAGTGTAACATGTTCTTAAGAACACGGGGTTTCAGGGTAAGTGAGTACTCACTCACGTGACATGCCTGTAAAGGAAGGCCCATGCCGGGGGTAGGGGGTTAGAGCTTGTATGCACTGCACCCTGAAATTATCTCTGAGAAATTATGATGACTCGGGGGTAGCTAAGGATGTTGAAGACATCCTCTTGGGAACGAAGTGACCACTTGACTTTTGACCCAAAATATGATAAAATCTACTTGTTCTTTAGATTTGTAAAGAAACAAGAACACTATAAAGAATCAAACGAACAAGATAGATTGTATTAAGTAAGAGGGGATAGCTGTACTTGTCGCTCCCGATAGGTCGCTCCAAGCTTATACCACTTATTTCGATACACCTGCACCCTTGTGCTCAATGATTGAGGGATATGACCGTATGACTACAATTGCAACAGATGGTAAGGCTATGGCAGCAGACGGTCGTCTGGTCATGGGTGACCGTATTCTCAAAGAGGATGATGACAAGATCGTCAAGCTCTTTGTAGAGAAGGCAGGGGAGACCCTACTGGTAGGTTGCTCTGGGGCTTTTGTCCATATGCAAAGCCTCTTGGAGTACATCAGCGAGTCCTATGTAGGGGATAGTGTGTTCCTAAGAACGAACGTGTACAACCCAGAGGAGGACTTCGGAGACGAAGCCCCACACCCATCGGAGACCCACGCTCTTATCCTTACGGAGCAAGGCCGGGTGTTCATGGCTGGTTACGCCGAGAGCGTCCTTGAGGTCCGTAAGACGATGGCCACAGGCTCTGGTGGGGACATCGCCCTTGGAGCAATGCTTGCCGGTAAGACACCGGGAGAGGCTGTGCTAATCGCTTCACGGGTAGACCTGAACACCAATGGTAACGTAACGGAGATTCGGATTGCCTAACATCAATAAGTGGGGAGTAGACCTTGATAGTATTAGGGATGGCTCTAACCGTATCCGTACTGTGTCTTTGTTTGTTGATGCCCCAGGACTTACGACATCCACCGAGCCGCCAGTCTACGCCTTACGTGCGGGGGACTACAAAGGGGTAGTTAGTCTCAAGGACATCTATCTTGAGGTGGCCGACCCTACGGAGTATGACTTCGCCCTTCAAGCCCTCGGCTCTTGGGAGGCTTGGCAACGCTTGGCAGGGCCAGACGGCCCCCAGTGGTTCGTCCCCTACATTACGGCATGGAGGGATGAGTTGGAGATTAAGCTACGCCGGGAAGCCTTCCTCCACATGCGTAAGCTGGCAGAGGGGAAGACAGACGCAGCTAAGTGGTTAGCAGAGGGTAAGTGGAACTCAAGGAGTGCTGGGCGGCCTAGCAAAGAGGAGACCAAGAGGGAGCTTGGTAAGCTGGCTTCTATCCACAAGGGTTATGAAGACGACGCTGTAAGGCTCGGTCTTGTAAGCACCTCTTGACAATGATGTAACAATATGTTATAATTGGGCACATAAGATAGAGCAAGAAGTTGGAAAGCCCACGTTAGGGCCTCGCCCATACCTCACGCTCTCAACTGTTTCGTACTGGTTGATCTAGTGAGAATCGTCTAACGGTAGGACAGCGGACTTGAACTCCGTGAATCTAGGTTCGATTCCTAGTTCTCTTCTACAACCAGCACCCCTCTTGTGTCGAGTAGCTCAGTTGGCAGAGCGTCTGACTGTTACTCAGATGGTCGCAGGTTCGACCCCTGCCTCGACAGCCAGACACCGCGTAGTCTGTCACTGGTCTTAGTCAGTGAATCGTTTTCGGCGGGGCTGTCGAATAAACCCCGTACCTATTCTATCAGCAGGACACAACTTACAATTATGGCTAAGACCACTAGCCCAATCTCGGATAGCATCCGTGTTGCTGCTGAAGCTGATCTCGTCACCTTTATCAAGCTCCTCGCTCCTAAGCGTATGCTTGGTTCAGTGCATGAGGAACTGTGTCACTGGTGGACCCGTGAAGGCGCTAAGAGCCACCAGTTAGTTCTCCTCCCCCGTGCTCATCAGAAGTCTGCGATGATTGCCTATCGGGTGGCTTGGGAGATTACACGTAACCCTGCTACAACTATCCTCTATATCTCAGCTACTGCCGACTTGGCAGAGAAGCAGTTGAAGATGGTTCAGGACATCCTGTTGTCTGCCCAGTATCGTAAGTACTGGCCGGACATGGTACTTGAACAAGAGGGCAAGCGTGAGAAGTGGACTGCCTCTGAAATTGCGGTAGACCACCCAGCACGTAAGATTGAGGGCGTGCGTGACCCCACGGTATTTGCCCGTGGCCTTACTTCTACAATCACAGGGCTGCACTGCGATATTGCAGTTCTGGATGACATGGTGGTGCAGGAGAATGCCTACACCCCAGAAGGTCGTCAACGAGTAGCAGAGCTGTACTCTCTCCTCTCTTCCATTGAAAACCCCGGTGCCCGTGAGTGGGCTGTAGGTACGCGCTACCATCCTAAGGATTTGTACGCATCAATGATGGAGATGGAGGAACCCATCTTCAGTGAAGAGGGTGTAGTTACAGGTACGTCGCCTGTATACGAGGTCTTCGAGCGTGTTGTAGAAGACAACGGTAATGGCACAGGGGAGTTCCTCTGGCCGATGCAGCGTCGTACTGATGGTAAGTGGTTCGGGTTCTCTAAGGAGATTCTGGCCAAGAAGAAAGCCCAGTACCTCGACGCCAGTCAGTTCCGTGCCCAGTATTACAACGACCCCAACGACCCGGACAATGCTCCCATCGACCGGGGTTGGTTTGAGTACTACGACAAGAGCCTTATCTCCCTAGCCAACGGAAAGGTCTACCACGCTGGCAACGAGCTTAACGTAGTAGCGGCAATGGACTTTTCCTACACAAAGAATCGCCAGAGTGACTTCACAGCACTTGTGGTTATTGGTGTAGACTACCACGGCTTCATCTACGTCTTGGACATCAAGCACTTCAAGACGGACAAGTTGGAGGACTTCTACCTTGCTATCAAGGAGGCCCATATCAAGTGGGGCTTCCAGAAGATACGGGTTGAAGTATCAGCGGGACAGGGTATCGTGGTACGCGAGATCAAGGAACAGTACGCTAGACCTGAGGGGCTGCCAGTTATCTTCGACGAGTTCTCCCCTACTCGCCATGACGGTAAGAAGGAGGATAGAATAAGCGCCGTCCTTGAGCCTCGCTACCGTAGCCGTACTATCAAGCACTACCAAGGTGGTAACTGCCAGACGCTAGAGGAAGAACTTGTTCTAGCTCACCCGGCACATGACGACATCAAAGACGCACTGGCTAACGCCGTGCAGATCAGTTCAGTTCCAACGAAGCGGTTTGGTAAGACTCTTCTTAACCGCAAGCCTAAACAAAGCAACCGATTCGGTGGATGGTAATCTTGCGTAGAGCAATTGACTTTAGTGATTATGCTGGTGGTGACAAGGGTGCAACAACCATTGTCAACCAGTACACGCGTTGGAGGGACGCCCGCAAGGGCTGGGAATCCCAACGTGCAGAGCTTCGTGAGTACGTCTACCAGACTGACACGACAATGACACGCGCAGCCAAGCTGCCGTGGATGAATACAACTACACGCCCCAAGCTGTGCCAGATCAGGGACAACCTGCACGCCAACTACATCTCTGCCCTTAGTCTGGGTGGTAACTTCCTGCACTGGGAAGCTGGTGTAGAGGACGACGCTGAGGAATCCAAGGCCCGTCTGATGACGGCATACGTGAAGACCAAGATGGAGGATAGCAATGCTTTCGACACCATCTCCCAACTTCTGTATGACTATATTGATTTTGGTATTAGCATCGCTGGTGTTGAGTACGTTAATCTTTACAACGTAGACGCCGAGGGCGAGAAGACAGTTATCTACTCCGGCCCTCGTATCGTCCGCTACAATCCTATGGATGTAGTGTTTGACCTCACGGCTTCCAGCTTTGATGCTGCCCCCAAGATCACACGCTCTGTAGTTACCCTTGGTGACTTGAAGCGTATTGAACGGGACTACCCCGAGTATCAATACGACTCTGCTATCATTGCAAAGATGCTGGAGAACCGTCAGAACTTTCACGCTCTGACAGACAAGGAACAGGCAAGGATTAAGTCATTTGCCATTGAAGGGTTCGGGTCTCTCAGTGAATATTACAACTCGGGCTGTGTCGAACTGCTTACGTTTGAAGGCGACTTCTACGATCAAGAGACTGGTGTACTCACAGAGAATGCCGTTATTGTCGTCGCTGACCGTGCTCACGTTATCTCTACTCGAACTAATCCAAGTTGGCTGGGCAAGTCTAATAAGCGAGGGGTTGTCTGGCGACCTCGCCCGGATAATCTGCTTGGCATGGGGCCGCTGGATAATCTCGTTGGCCTTCAGTATCGTATCGACCATCTTGAGAATCTGAAGGCTGATGCCTTCGATCAAGTCGTATACCCAATTGTCAAAGAGAAGGGTCTGGTTCAGGACTGGGAGTATGCTCCCGGTGAGCGTATCAAGATGGGCAATGAGGGTGAAGTAAGTTACCTCATCCCGGACACTACGTTCCTCAATGCTGACACCCAGATTGCCATTCTTGAAAACACAATGGAAGAGATGGCGGGTGCTCCTAAGACAGCTATGGGTATTCGTACCCCCGGCGAAAAGACTGCCTATGAAGTGCAGTCCCTTGAGAACGCAGCAGGCCGTATCTTCCAAGTCAAGATCACGCAGTTTGAGCGTGGTCTGATTGAGCCTGTCATTAACCTCCTGTTGGAGTCAGGCCGCCGTAACATGGACAACCGCACTATCGTGCGCGATACCAGTGACGCTACGGGCGCTCAGATTTACACTGACATCAATAAGGATGACATCGTAGCAACTGGACGCTTGCGCCCTGTGGGTGCTCGGCACTTCGCTGAACGTGCTAAGTTGGTGCAAGAGATGTCGGCGTTCTTCGGCCCCGGTGGCTTAGGTGCCGACCCCGGCGTACGTTCCCACTTCTCAGGAAAGGCTATTGGTAAGTTGTTTAACCGACTGCTCAACCTTGACTACTACTCCTTGTATGCTGAGAACATTCAGGTAACTGAAAGTCTGGAAACAGAATCCATGAAGATGGAAGCCCAGAACCAGTTGCAGAAGACCCAGATGACTGACACAGGTCTGGACGGCGAAGCACAAGGCTTGACTGACGAGCTTGCAGCAGAGCAGCTTGCAGGGGCTGGTATCGACCCAGCCATGCTGGCTTCTATGGGAGGTGCGCCACAATGAAGTATGGCGACACCCTCTACGCTGTCCTCAACGACCCGAAGGTAGACAAGGCAGCCTTTAAGGCTGAACTTGCTTCCTCCAATGTAGTGCGTGCTCTTAAGAACGAACTACAGAACCGAACAACCGCGCTGTTGTCTACGTCCCACAAGGACTACGACAAGGCTAGTTGGTCCCACTACCAAGCCCATAAGAACGGTGAGGTAGATATTCTCAAACAACTCTTAGACCTCTTGAGTTAATTCTTATGGCTGATATTCTTGGGGGCGACCCGAACCCCGTTGTAACACAACCCGCTGACGCTCTATCGACCTTGGTAGGCGAAGGCAAAAAGTTCAAGGACATCGAAGCACTGGCTAAGTCCAAGCTGGAAGCGGATTCTTTCATCGCAAAGCTGACTGATGAAACTACCCAACTCAGGACTGAACTGGAGAAACGTATGAACCTTGAAGAACAGTTGGCCCGTCTCGCTCGTGGTGACAACGCAGATGCCGGAGGCAACCCTCCTCCGGGCACAGATAACCAAGCTGGTGCTACCGTTGCTAAACCCGAAGATGTAGAAGCCCTACTGGACCGTAAGCTGCGTGACCGTGATCTGAATGCTACCAAGCAGGCTAATTTGCGACAAGTGAATGAGTTTCTGTTGAAGCACTTTGGTGACGAGAACAAAGCCAAAGATGCCGTGGCACAGCTTAACGCTTCGCTCGGTATTAACCTGACAGAGCTTGCTTCTGTCTCCCCAGCCGCAGTTACCAAACTGATTGCTGGTGCTCCTTCTGGTAGTGGCCTCCCCGCTGAACATGGCACAGTTAATCTGGGCTTCAACAACGGTGAGGTGCGTAACAAAGCTTACTATGAGAAGCAGCGTCGTGAGATGGGGAACGCACGTTTCTACAACGACAAGCGCCTTCAGGTACAACTCCACAAAGACGCCCAAAAACTGGGCGACGCTTTCTACAATTAAGGTGAATTAAATGGCTGGTATGAACAGCACAAATACGGAGCATCTCCGTCGCGCAGAGGTATGGTCGGGTCAGCTCAAGGACATCCTTGAAGATGAACTGATGGCAAAGGGTTACGTGAACTGGATGTCTGAGTTCCCGGATGGTGACACATTTACTGTGCCCTCCATCGGTCAGGCTGTAGTCCGTAACTACGCAGAAGGTTCTTCGATTCAGTATGACGCTCTTGCAACTGGTGAGTTCCAGTTCTCGATCAGCGAGTACCTGAGTTCTGCAACCTACATCACTAACAAGGCAAAGCAGGATGGTTTCTACATGAACCAGCTTGTCGCTGAGTTCGTGCCATCGCAGGCCCGTGCTATCAATGAGCACGTTGAACGCTCTATCATGAACCTCCAGTCTCAGCAGACTGCGAGTAACAAGAACCTGATTAACGGCGCAGCTCACCGCTTCGTTGCTTCCGGTACTAACGAGACAATGGCTCTGGCTGACTTTGCCAAGGCTCTGTATGCTCTGAAGAAGGCCAACGTTCCTGACGTGAACCTGATTGCAATCGTTGACCCGTCTGTTGAGTACGCTATCAACACACTGTCCAACATTGTGTCCGTGAGCAACAACCCTCGTTGGGAAGGTGTTATTGAATCCTCGATGGCTTCGGGTATGCGCTTCCTGAAGAACATCTACGGCTTCGATGTGTACACCAGCAACTATCTGGCTGATGCCAACGAAACTATCGACGGCAAGACTACTGCCGCTGGTAAGGCTAACCTGTTCTTCTCCGCTGCACCGGGTGTGCTGCCGTTCATTGGCGCATGGCGTCAGATGCCGACAGTGGAATCTGAGTACAACAAGGACGAGCAGCGTGAAGAATATGTCACCACTGCCCGTTACGGTGTGAAGCTGTACCGCCCAGAGAATCTGGTTGTGGTTCTGTCTGACACCGATCAGGTCTAATAGGAGAATAACAAATGGCTAACAACTACACAAACGCCGATGGCCTCGCACTTCGTATCGGTGGCGCTTCGCCACTGACCTACGGTGTGGGTGAGTCGAGCAATCGCGGTTCCGTACACAAGACGATGTATATCGACTTTGACTACGCGAACTACCCAACGTATGACAAGGATGCCAACAATGATGGTACTCTTGACAGCTTCTCTGGTCAGACTCCAGCCATCCCGGCTGGTGCCTCTGTCCTCCGAGCTTTCATGCAGGTCAAGGCCGCTGTAACTGGTGGTACTGCAACGGGTATCGACATTGGTCTGTTCACCAAGGCTGGTGTTGCCATTGATGCTGATGGTATCGCTGCTGCCGCAGGTGCAGGTGGTGTTCTCTCGGGCCTGACTGCCAACACGACTGTTGTGTGTGGTGGCGCTCTGGCTTCTAACGACAACATCGGTACTGCTGATGCGTACATCAAGTTCACTCCGAACGGTACGCTGACTGCTGGTACGGGTCGCCTCGTTATCGAGTACATCCCCGGCAAGCCGTAAGGCTAAGCTATAACAGGAAGGGTCGAAAGACCCTTTTTGTTTTGCTCTTAAGAACAGTGTTAGATGAGAGGCCATATACGTGCTGCAACCTTCTGATTCTCTAGCCACATACCTGAAGACAATGGGTTACAGTGGGTCTGTTAATGACATGCTGTACGCATACCTTATTAGCATCAATGGCCTAACCTTTGGCTCTATCTCTTTAAACGATTTGATACACCGTACTCTGGTAGGTTGGGGCTATACTGGCACACTATCAGATATGATTGCTTCTTTTATGGCCGCTACTGCGGGTGGTGGTCTTGCTAACTACCCACGCAGCCTATTCTCTGCCAACGAACAAGGCATCTGGCTAGACCCGTCCGACTTCTCGACTCTGTTTCAGGATGCCGCTGGTACAACTCCGGTGACTGCGGTCGGGCAGCCTGTTGGCTTGGCGCTGGATAAGAGCAAAGGGCTGGTGTTGGGGGCGGAGCTTCTCCCTTCGTTCGACTTCACCAACTGGACAAACGCAGGATCAGTGTCCAGTAAAACCGCCAACAGCGTGACAACAAGCGCGGGGGGAGGGGTGTACAAAGCGGTGCCGGGGTATGCCGCAGGGAAAGGGTACAAACTCCGCCTTGTGGGCACTACTTCGGTCCAGATCACTGTTCGTTGCACGTCAAATTCTACCGGATCGATAAATATCTCGGTGGGGGCTTTTGATGTCACCCTTAACACCCAAGTTACTTTCAACGACGGACTCATTTACCTTGCATTAGCTGGCGCAGGGACAGCGACATTTACCTCCATTTCCCTCCGCGAAATCGCCGGCAACCACGCCTACCAGACCACATCTGCAAGCAGGCCGACACTCCAACAGGACAGCAACGGGCTGTATTACCTGTCCTTCGACGGCACCGATGACGGCATGGCAACGCCTAGCATCGACTTCACCGGCACGGACAAGATGACGGTGTGGGCGGGGGTGCGGAAGTTGAGTGATGC